CCTTGATGGCTTCGCCCCTAGTCATATGTCTGGCACGTTTGGTTTGCTTTTTCTTGCGTGATAGATAGGTACGCACAGCATCCCCAGATACCTGTTGCCATTCCTTCTCACACCTTTCGTCACGTTTGCCCATGTTGGGATACATCCTGTATAACTTGACGTTATAGCAAGTCTCATCACAGAAACTAGTCCTGTGATCACACGACCCCTTCACAGATCCCACATCATTGATGGGCCTGTCACTGGCGAACATGCCTATGTCATCACAGTAACGAAACAAATCCTTAATCATAATAAACTCCTATAGTTTATGATTAGTTGCAAACAATACCCAAAAACCTAGCACAGCTATACTTATCACCATTGATAAGGATAGTGCACCACAAAACATTATTGCGTCATGTATTTCCTGCATTTTACTCTCCTAAATGTTTATCTGCAAAGCAGACGAAAAAACCTATTACTACTACAAACCAACATATACCAAGTATATGCAATACGTCAAGTTCCATTATATATACTCCGTATCACCATAAGTTTCGCCAAAGTCCTCCCACTCCTGTTCCCAATCGGGCTGACCATCATAGTCCTCATCATCCACTGTAGGTGGAATGATCTCGTTGCTGACAAGCATATCCTGTATATCATCCCAGCACATGTACTTCAAGCACATGGTTGCAAGATCTTGATATGTGATTACACCATCCTCTGCAAGTTCCATTGCAAGATCACGATAGTTTTTAGTCATGTTGTACACTCCAAAATGTTAGGTCCAAGGTTGGACTTAGTTAAGATATACTAAGTAATATCTAAAAGGTTGGCGTTTCTTTGCCATTAGCAAACTCATTCAACGCTGTAGCCAAAGCTTTAGCTTCCTTTCGTGTCAAGTTAACAGGCTTATTCCATCCCATGCCAACATTAACACAAACACCTTTGGTTTCACCACCCCAAAACCTAGTCAAGGTGAATGGTGCGTTTCTAGGTGTATTCAATGTAGTAGCCATTTTTATTCTCCAATGTTAGGTCCAAGGTTGGACTTAGTTAAGATATATCTAAGTAATATATACTTTTACTAAAGTGTCAAGTATATATTACGTAAGTATATCTAATATTTAATACCTGCCCAATCAAGTAATTGATTGCGGTGTTTATTACAGTGAATACCTTCTAGGTATGCAAACTGATCCCAATCGTAGAAACCACCCACACCACACTCATAGTGTTCTGCCATCCAACGCAACACATCACTTCGTGTCGTAGCATGATTCACTAAACTACTAATTAGGTCTTTCAACCTAATATAATTATCATTACTCACCTCTGCTTCCCAATCGTTGAGTTCCTCAATATCCTGCTGTAAGCTGTCACAATGACGCTGTAATTGGTCGCTGGTGAGCGCACGTACCCACGCCCACTGATCCTGTGTAGGTCTAAACCCTCTCGCATCTTTGTGCAAGTCGCTGTAGATGTACAAAAGCTCGTTGTGCTTATCCATTTTATTCTCCGTTGTTAGGTCCAAGGTTGGACTTCATTTGCTTCGCAAGTTGACGCAACTCATCCCATCTATTCTTACGAATAGTTTTCGCATAGGTATCAGCCATCGCCTGTGACTGACCAAACCTGTATACAACAGGTTCAGTCACATCAACGTCACTAGGTACTTCCTTGATCCATGAGGAACCCAAAGGTTTATGGGTTCCCATTGGAAGGATGTAAAACTTTGCCATTAGGCAACATTCCTTTCTTCTTCAACTTCAGTAGAAGTTGCATTGTCGATTAGCATCTCTACAACTTGTTGTAGATCAACATTGTACTTCTTAGCAGTAGCTAAGACATTAGCCACAATGATCTCAGCATTAACACTTGAAGGTATATTATCACCTTCAATGTTACCATGTATCTTGACGAAGCCATCATCACTTTCAGTGGTAGGTCCAACATTGGACTTATCAGCCTTCTTCATCGCTGACTGCAAAGCAGTTAATGAAGTGAAGCCCTTCTTTGAGGCTTTGTTGAAAGCGTTAGCTTTGTCGTAGTTTTGGTAAAACCAAAGAGCTTCTGATCTACGTCTTTTGTCGATGTTGGCTATGCCAACCTCAGCAAGTCTTTTAGACTTGATCTTACCACTTTCTGCTTCAGCAGATAGAGTAGCCATCAGCTTACCTAATCGGTAATCAAACCCATCCAAAGCTGTG